AGAATAGCTTGGGCATTATGGGGTGGAGATGCTGGATTTAGTTGGAGTACAAAAGTTAGAAACCAATTAGAAAAAGAAAGAAATAAATTTTATGAAGATCAAGTAGAACAAAAAGCAATTTCACAAGCTGTTAAAAAAGGTCTTGCTAAAAAAGTAGAAGATCATAATGAAGAACATGGAGATAAAGCAGGTAAGAGAGTAACACAAGGTATGCTTGAATCTGTTTTTAAAAGAGGTGTTGGTGCTTATAATACAAATCCAGGAAGTGTTAGACCTGGAGTTACTTCATCAGATCAATGGGCATATGCTAGAGTAAATGCTTTTTTATTTGCTGTAAGAACAGGTAAGTTTAGAGGTGGTAAATTTGATTTAGATTTATTACCAAGTGCACACCCACTAGCAACATGAGTAAAATAAAACAAACAAAATTATTTATAGAGAAACTAAAAAATAAAGATGAATGTGAAGTAGTAGTAAGAATAGGAAAGTTCAAATCAAAGGAAGAAGCCGCACATTATTCCACTTATATTTGTATGACAAAGAGCATTGACTTTGATGCTGAAACTATTCTTGATAATATTGCTGAACTAGAAGATAATTATTATGGAGTGGATAATAGAACATTACATTAGAATAATTTTAATTTTATTTCTAATTTCTATGAATGGTTGTGTTTCAGTTGGTAAAATGGATTTTAATCCAGCAGGAACAATAGTTAAATATTTAATAAAAAATAATGGAGAATAAATAAAATGTCACAACAATTAAGAGTAGTAAATAATGCTTCACAAGCAGTAACAGATTCAAATGTTTCAAGTAGTGCGTTAGTAGTACCAACAGGATTAATAAGAGTAGTAGCAACAGTTGATTCTTTTATCAGCTTAACAGCAAGTGCGGCAACAGTAGATACTACTGGAATAGTAATTGCGGCAGGATCAGAAAATTTATTTGTAGTAAAAAATGGAAGTTTTGTAAATGGATTAAGAGTTGGTGGTGCAAATGGAAGAATAAGTATTACTTGTGTATCTCTAGGTAAATAATGTTTTTTAACAGCAAACAATTAAAATTGTTTAAAGGTGTTAGAGAAAGAGTTTGGTATCAACAAGAAAGATTAAGAACACCATTTAGACGACAATATTATAAAGTATTAAATAGATACTTTAAAGAGTTTGCAAACAAAGTTGAGATAGCATATCAAACAAGAAGTCAGATAATGCTAGATGTAGAGTTAAGAAAACAGAAAGAAAAATTAAAACTTATTTTAAATACTCTTTATAGAACTGTTGCTTTCTCTTTTAAAGATTATGCTTTAGGAAGATTTTTTTCTAAAGATTTTGATGATGACTTTGATAATCAGTTAAAAGAATTTATAGCTTTTAATACTGGTGTATGGGTTGCTGAAATAGACGAAACAACAAGAAAGAGATTAGCAAAAGTAATTGATAACGCATATGCTAATGGATTATCTACTGAAGCAACAGGAGTTGCTTTAAGGAATACAGTTATCGGTATGGGGATATATAGAGCAAACCTTATATCAAGAACAGAAGTTCATAGAGTAGCAAGTTTTGCTAATGAAGCAGTTGCTGAAAATATGAAAATTAAAGGCACTGTTAAAGAGTGGGTTGCTATTCAAGATAATAGAACAAGAGTAAGTCATTCTATTGCTTCAGGACAGAGAGTTGATTTAAAACAATTTTTTGTTGTTGGAGGGGAAAGACTAAAATATCCAGGAGATCCAAGAGGTTCTGCTGGTAATACAATTAACTGCAGGTGTGCATCAATTTATATTACACCTGATTTTTTATAGGAGATAAAAATGGAATTAATAGTAGGAATAATAATCGGAATATGTTTATGTCAAACTAATGACAGACTTCATGTAATTAAAAAAATTAAAGGATTAATTAAAAACTTTAAAAAATAATGCCTTTAGTAAAACCAAAAGAAAAAGAAACGAGAGAGGACTTCATGAGTAGATGTATGTCAGATGACAAGACTACTTCTGAATTTCCTACAACAGAGCAAAGATTAGCTGTATGTAATTCTCAATATAAAAATAAAACAAAGGAGAAATATTCAATGAACGATATTGAAAAAATGGGCGAAGCTATAAAATCTTTGACAGATGTTATCTCGTCTAAAGCAAAAAAACCTGATATGCAAAAAGTAGCAAGAGCAGAAGATCAATTTGACAATCAAGATGATGCTAGAGATAAAGCAAAAGAAATAGGTTGTGTTGGAACTCATACTATGGATAAAGATGGCGAAACTATTTACATGCCATGTAATACCCATGACTCTTATGAAGAAGCAATTAGTAAAGGTTATGATGATGAGGAAGAAGAAGATAAATATTCATCATCTTATAGAAAACCTAAAAAGAAAAAACCAATGAAAAGTGTTTGCGTCTGCCAAGATGATGGCATATGTCAATGCGATACAGAATTAAAGAAATTAGTTTTTGAATCAGAAATCAAAGCCGAAAGTGATAAAGGAATATTTACTGGTTATGGTTCTATATTTGGAAACGAAGATCAAGGTAATGATATAATGCAGAAAGGTGCTTTTACTAAATCATTAGTAAATAGACCAGTAAGCAAAGTTAAAATGTTATATCAACATAAGACAGATGAACCTATTGGAGTCTTTACAGATATGTATGAAGATTCAAAAGGATTATTTGTTAAAGGACAACTAGCTATGGGTACTCAAAAAGGTCGTGAAGCATACGAACTTTTAAAGATGGGTGCGTTAGATGGTATGTCAATAGGATTTAGAGCAGACCCAGAGAAACAAGGATACAATGAAAATAAGAGAGGAGTAAGAACTCTTAAAGAAGTTGATCTTATGGAAATCAGTTTAGTAACTTTCCCAATGAATGAAAGTGCTTTAATTGAAACTGTAAAAGGGAATGCTAAAAATATTCGAGAGTGGGAGAAAATCTTGCGTGAGGCAGGAAATCTTTCTCGAACAGAGGCGAAGATTGGTGCGAAAGCATTATCTGAATCTTTATCACAGCGAGATGCTGGAGATGACAGTCAACAATTAGCTGACTTAATAAATAAAGTTGCTAATATAATTAAACAATAAAACCAAAAGGAAATAATATGGACAACAATGAAGTAAAATCTGCTGTTGAAACTCTTGGAAAAACTTTTTCGGCTTTCAAAGAAGCGAATGACGAAAGACTTGCACAAGTTGAATCTAAAGGCAATGCTGATCCAGTAACAGAAGCGAAGTTATCTAAAATCGAAAAAGATATGGATAAATTTGCTGATATGGAAATAAGCATGAAAGCACAAGCTGATGCACAAAAGAAATCTGCAGAGTCAATGGCTAAATTAGAAACTATTATATCAAGACCAGGATTTGCAAACGATTCTAAAATGGAATCAAAGCACGTTCAAATTTTTGATAAATGGTTAAGAAAAGGTAAAGAAAACCTAACTCCAGATGAAGTTAAAGTTCTAACTGTTGGAAACGATACAACAGCTGGTTACCTTGCTCCACCTGAGTATGTAAGAGAACTAATTAAAGGAATAGTTGAATATTCTCCAATTAGATCAATTGCTAGAATCAGAAGCACGTCGCAAAGAAGTATCCAAGTTCCTAAAAGAACTGGAGAGTTCACTGCACAATGGGTTGCTGAACAAGGTACAAGAAGTGAAACTACTGGATACACAGTTGGTTTAGAAGAAATTGCGGCACACGAAATGTATGCTTTAGTTGATATTTCTGAACAAGAACTTGAAGATTCAGTTTTCAATCTTGAAGCAGAAATGAACTCTGAATTTACAGAGCAATTTGCAAAAGCAGAAGGTGCGGCATTCGTATCTGGATCAGCAGTAGGACAACCACAAGGTATTCTTACAGGCTTACCTGCGGCTAGATCACAAACATCAATCAATAACGATGCTCTTGTAGCAGATGATTTGATTAATGCGGCTCACAATGTAAAAGCAGAATATGCTAGAAATGGTTCTTTTATTCTTTCTAGAGAAACTCTTGCGGCAGTTAGAAAAATGCAAGATGGTGAAGGACAATATGTTTTTCAACCAGGTGTATATGCTATGGGTGTTGGTTCTAATATTTTAGGACACCCTATTGTTGAGTGTACTGATATGCCATCAATTGCTAATGCAACTGTTCCAGTAGTTTTTGGTGACTTCAGAAGAGGATATATGATTGTTGATAGAACTGTTTTATCAATTATGAGAGATCCTTTCACACAGGCTTCGTCAGGTAATGTAAGATACATTGCTAGACGTAGAGTTGGTGGTCAAGTTATTCTTGATGAGGCTTTAACTAAAATTACTGTTCAGTAATTAATATTAATAATAATAAGGAGAATAAAAAATGTTTGATTTAAAAAACAACATTGAACTTGTTGAATGTTTAAATGCTATCGTTAAAGCCGCAGATACTAATGCGGCTGGAGTTGATACATTAGGCGGAAACAGTGCAATGGCAATGGTTAATGTAGGTGCTCCAGGAGTTACTTTCAGTAGCACTGTTAAGGTTGAATTGATACTACAAGATAGTGCTGATAATACAACCTTTGCGGCAGTTACTAATAATGCTCATGTTACTGGTGGTACTGTTGGTGGTACTGGTATATGGCAAGTAATTGATGCAGATGGCGATTGTAATGCTGTTTATGGTATTGGTTATGTTGGACCAAAAAGATACTTTAGAGTTGTACTTGATTTTACAGGTACTCACTCTACTGGTACTATTTTTGGTGTAACAGGTGCTAAAGGTAACTTACTTCATGCTCCAGGAGCAGAAGGTGCTAATCTATAATTTAATTTATAGATAATAAAATTATCTTAGGATAATATTTTTTGGGGGAGGAAAGCGAGAGTGGAACTTCCCCAAGATACTAAAAATTTACAAAGGAGAAAAATATGAAAATAAAAATGAAAGAAACAAAAATAGCTAGTGCTAATCAATTTGGTTCATTAACTATGACTTATGAAAAAGATAGTGTGCATGATATGAGTTCAGAATGGCAAATGAAATTAGCTACCAACTTTATCAATAATGGTAAAGCTGAATCAGTAGCAAAAGAAACAACTAAAAAAGTTGTAACTGAAATGGAAACTAAAGTAGAAAAAAAAGAAAAGAGTATTCTTAAAAAAGTTTTCGGTAAAAAAAAATAAGGATTAAACAATGAGTGGATTAAAAATAGATACAGCTTGGTCAACAAATGTAGTTAGCATTGCTGACTTTAAATTATTTGCAAGAATTGATAGTTCTGATACATCAGAAAACGCACTCATTGAATCTCTAATATTTTTAGCACAAGATATGGCAGAAGCCTATACAGGTAGAGCAATAACACAACAAGATTTAACTTTGTTATTAGATAGATTACCTTTTTACTCTGATTTAAAATTAAGAGAAGGAATTTATACAGCACCAGATTTAGAAAGTAATTCAAACTTTATTGTATTACCAAAACCAAATTTAGTTTCAGTAACTCATGTTAAGTATTATAATAATAGTAATGTAGCATCAACTTTTGCTTCTTCAAATTATTATGTAGATACAACAAGTGAGCAAGGTAGAGTAGTTTTAAAAACTGGAACGAGTTGGCCGACTGCTTCTGAATTAAGAAATGCTAATGCTTATGAAATAAAATTTAGAGCAGGATATGGTAATGCGGCAAGTGATGTACCAAAGCCTTTAGTACAAGGAATTAAAATGTTAGCTTTACATCTTTATGAAAATAGAGAGATAGCTACAAGTATGAATGTTAATCTAATACCTAATACAGTAGGAATGCTATTTAAACCATATAAGGTTTTAAGATTAAATAACTTTTTAGGAGCATAAAATGTCAGTATCAAGAGTAGGTAAAACTAAAAATTTAATTACTTTGCAGAATGCTGTTCTATCTACTGATAGTATGGGTGGTTTTACTACTGCTAGAACTACTTATGTTACTGCTTATGCAAAGATGACACCAAAAGGTGGCAAAGAAATATTTTCTGATAAGACAGGGCGACAAATAGAAAACCCACACACATACGAGTTTCTTATAAGGTTTAATGGTACTAAAAATGCTATAACTACAAATATGAGAATAAAATTTGGAACTAGAACTTTTAATATAGTTAAGATTAATGATGAGAATGATAATAATAATTATATTACTTTAGAAGCTATTGAAGATGTGGCAAACTAATGGATATTAAATTTAGTGTTAAAAATTTAAAAAAAGTTTTATCTCAATTAGATAAACTAGAAAAAGATATGGAAGTACCTTTTCAAGAGATAGTTAAAGGTGGTGGACAGTTAATTAGAACAGAAGCAATTAAAAGTATTCAGACAGGTGCAAAGTCAGGTGTTATATATCAAATGTATAATCCTCGTAGAGAGCATAGAGCATCTGCTCCAGGACAAGCACCAGCAAGTGATACAGGAAATTTAGTAAGCAAAATAATTGTTAGACAAAAAAGTAGAGATGTTACAAGTGTACAAAGTAATGC